CTGGTATCAAGCTAGATATAATATGGGCAAGCCGGTTAAACCTATCAGTAAAGAGGACAATAGCAATGTTGGGTAAAGCATTAAGTACTGGTGGAAGGTTTGCAGGTAATGCCTTAACGAATTTATTTAAAATTCCTGGAACTAATCAATACATGTCAAAAGGCGATATCCTTTTCCGTCTTATGCCTGATGCAGCGTTTGGTGTACTTGAAGGAACAATGACACCAGGAGATATTGGAGACAAGCTGATTGCTGGAACTTCAACGGCTGTAGGGGGCTCAATGGGTGGATTAGCTTTGGGCAGACTTGGAGGTAAAAATCAACTCTTAGGACAAGCTCTTGATATGGCTGGATCTATTGCAGGTGACTTTGGCGGTCGTGCTGTTGGTGAACAGCTACAACGTGGTAAAGACAAGCTAGCAGGCGGTAAAGGTCAATCTCCTTATGAGCGATTAAGTGAACAAGATCGACAAAAACTTGAACAGATGATTCGTGAGGACCAGACCGGACGCATCCTTGCTGAGCTCGGTTTGCTCCCCGCTTCGACGCAGGGCGCATTAATTAGCTGAGGCACTACTAATGGCTGAGGGGAGACGGGAACAAATCAAAAACATCCTGAATGACTTAGGTGCAGGGTTTTCAGCTGACTACCAGCTTGGGCGTGAGGACCGGCGTAATGCATTTCTCCGTGATCGAAAGCTGAAGGGACAGACAGAGGAATCCACTAAGTGGGACGCAATGATGGGTACACACCCTGCCGCGTTCCGGGTACAGGAAGCTCTTGGGAAGCTGAGTCCTGAGAAGAAGCAAGCCCTTCAGGAGCTCGACATGGGCCTGAGAGGCAGCACTGCACACAAGGTGGGGCAGTTCGGTGGAAGCATTGCTAACGACCTGACGCAGGACACCACTAGAGGCATCTACTGGCTGTTAAATGCACTACAGGCGACAGGTGAAGTCATCAATGAGCAGACCCTGTCCAGGGTCGTTCCTGAGCTGTATGAGAAGTCCCGTGTACAAAGCACCGATACTCCCTTCACTAAGAAGAGTGGGGAGGGCAAGCAGCCTCGTTACCTGAACAAAGCTGACGAGCAAGCCATTGGTGAAATGCTCCGCAGAGGTTATGCAAAGCAGATCGACGATCGTCTAACGGCAGCACGTGGTTACAGCTTCGATGAGAGCGGTGACCTGAAGAAAAGGAACTACAGCCCAGGCATGGTTCAGTCGTTAGCCATCCCTACTGGTATTGCAATTAATACTGGATTAGGTCTTATGAGCCCATTCGGTGGAGCTGAGGGATACAAGGCTGCACTTCCGTCCGAAGATGACCCAACCAAAACCTCAAACGTGATTGGTGAAGTTGGTCTGAAGTACCTGATGGGTAGAACTGGTCAATTGCTCCCATATGAAGAATTCAAGAAAGTAAGACCGGATGTAAGCCGAGAAGAGTACAACCGTTATCAGGCTTTTAAGTATGACAAGCGTGAGGACTACAACCCATTAGATGGTGATCTCACGATTGGTGCAGGTGCACTGAAGTTCACTGACGAAGGTATCCACGGTCCTGAAGTTCAGTTCCTTGGAAGAGGCTTACCTGTGACTACAGGCGTAGTTCCTTACTTGGGTGCATTAGCTGGAGGTGTTGCTGGAGCTAAATACGGTTCACGTTCAGGACGTGCAGCAATTGGTGGACTAACCGGCGGACTAGCAGGATTAGCAGCTGGGAATGTCACAGGCAATATAATTGAGTCAGAGAGACGCCGTCGTAACTCTGTCGCTAATCAATTAGAAGGCGGTAACGCAGAACAGTATTTAGGTTAAATCAATGAGCTTCGTAAATCCAATTGACTACACAGGATTCTCCTCTCCTTTTAGAGCTGATCTTGTAGCAAACAATAGAAACATTGCCGAAGCAAAAAAGAAGGCTGGCAATTATTTAAGAGCAGGTGACTTAGGAGGCTTTGGTGCATCTCAGTACGGAAAAGCTGTTGGTCAAAAGTTTATGGATGACGCGGGAGCATATGCCGCAGCACAACAAAGAGGAGCTAATATGTTTAGTGGAATAGCAGGAGCAGTAGGTATGGTTGGAGGTATGGGAGCATCAGGAATGTTTGATCCAACAAAAACATTTCACAGCGGTGGTTTATTTGGTCAAACTCCTTTTGGAGCAGGTGGGGGAACATTACCCGATATGTCTGGCAACCAAATTGGAACATTAGGTCCTAACTGGGGAATTCCTCAATAATTATTAGTTTGATAAACTATACAAAGGCTAATGGGCTGATATGGCTAGCTTTTCTCTTTCTAGATCCAGCTTAAACTTAACGCCTCCATCAATCACTGGAGGTCCGCCAAGTAAGTACTCACTTGCTGGGCAGGCTGTTAATGCTGCAAACATCTGGAAAGCGAATAGAGCTGGTGCACCAGACTTCGCCTCTATGGTTGCACAAAACTCTGCTTCTGAAGCCAACATCTTTAATGCGCTTAAAGATGCAGAAATGAGTATTATGAAGGGTGGATTAGAAGGATACACCGCAGCAGTTTCAATGAAGAACACTGCTGATCAAATGAAGAAGGATGCCAAGAAAGGAGCAAACCAACAAATGGCTAGTTCTGCCTTAGGTGCTGTTGGCACCATTGGCGGTTCGTTAATTGGTGGGCCTATTGGCGGAATGATTGGCGGTGGTATTGGCAGTGCTATCGGAGGACTTTTTGGTTAAACATCATGAATCAATTAGAAAAAGAATTACTACTAAAAGCAATTAAAAGTAATCCTGAGTTCATGAGTGGATTAGCTCAAGGAAGGGTTCTTAGAAATGCAGCTGGGCAGACTTTAAAAGGTATTGCCAATATGGCAGATGATGCCAACAAAGTTCTAGGAGCAGACGAAATTGTTGCAGCAGGAGTGAAGGCATTACCTAAAGGCGCTCGTAAAGGAGCAATGGGTATTGTCAGATCTGCTCCTATGCGATTTGCAGGTAGAGCCATTCCAATTTTGGGAGCTCTCGGTGTCGTAAGCGATGTAGGTGATTTAGTTACTGGCGAAGAGTCCTTGGCTAATAAAACTATGGATGTTGCTGGCATGGGTATTGGCGGAACTATTGGTGGAATTTTGGGACTTGGCAATCCATTAGTTGCAGCAGGCGGTGCTTCCATAGGCAAAGCAGCAAGCGATGGTTTGCAATATCTATTTGGCGGCGGTAAGTCTGCCGAACAACGTAAACTAGAAGAAGCAGTTAAGTTATTACAGCAGCGAGGGTTAATCTGATGTTAGGTTTTTTACCAGGAATGTCATTAGAGGACGCGGTAACCCGCGAAATCCTTAACAGACAATATACTGACGATAGATCGCAATCTACTAACTATAACTGGCAAGATAAGCTTGGAGGAATTCTAGGTGGATATAATCGTGCGGATGTTGAGCGCGAGATGCAAAAGAGACTTGACCGTGATGTCAAAAGAGAATTTAATGAAAAATATACTGATACTGGAGAGCGTTTAGGTGATCAGCTTAATCCGTTATATACAGGAGAAGTAGAAGGATTAACAAGAGCACAAATTATAAAGCAGCAAACTCAAGATGCGCGACGTGCTGATTTACTTGAGCAGATTAAGGCTATTCCAGGAAACGAAAATATCACAGTTAATCCAAATGCCAAATCGTCAGCCTTACGTGGTATGCTGACAACAGCAACAGATAAAAGAAGGACTGCACTCCTAAATGAACCAGGCGGTCCTTTAGATATGCTGAGGAGAAGCGATGACAGATATAATCAACAGCGATTAGATCTTTTAGAAAGAGAGTTGCGTCAAGACAAAAATAAAGAGCGTAACCGTCAGCAAGAAATGAAATTGCAGATGATGCAATACGATCTACAGAATCGTAGACTCGATATGCAAGAAGCCCGCAATTTCCGTCAAGATCGTCAGAAGGCAATCATGCAGATTATGCAAGGCTTCCGGCAAATGGGTAACGCTTTTGCTTACTAGAAATTAAGGTTACCAATAAAGGATTCGTTTAGTTTTTCCCGTCCAGGACGATGTTCCTTGGCGGGTCTTTCGTAATTGTGTAAGAACCAGTTTGCAGCTTGTACAGGGCTATCAAACTTAATTTTCAGATACTCAGGAGCCCTATCGTCTTTAAGTCCATGAACAATCTGACCTTTCCAGTTAGTTTTCCAATCAGGAACAGCATTTACCATCTTTGCATAGCGATCCTTATACATTTGGAATAAGCCACCAGATTTACCGCCATCACCCATCACACCTGTCTGGAAGTTAGATTCGCCTTTGATGTTGGCAAGTATCCCTTTAGCGTGAACATCAGAAACACCTAAAGATTTCATGTAGTCAAATACTTGTTTAGGTGTAGGATTAGAGTTATTGGAGTTTGCATTAGAAGGGAGTACAGGAGAAGAGGTATTAGATGTCCCAGGAGTAGAAAAAGTATTTGGCGTAGAATTTGGATTAGTGGAGCTATCTTGAATATTTGTAGGACTTGGTAAATTTAATTCATTCCTAAGTTGTTCTATCTTAAGCCGCCTTAATTCTTGCTCTTCTTTAAAGAAGGCTGAATTTTGTTCAGATATAGTTTCCATAGCTTTTCTATACCTGTCACGCTCTTCTTTAAGAGCGGCTGCTTCTTTTTGCTGCAACTTAGATTCATCCATGATATAAGCACCGGCTGCAACGCTACCAGCCATGCGGTTGATACCTTCCATACGTACAGCAGGACGCCAAATATCCTTAAGCTGTCCAGGCAACTTGGCCTTCATATCTTGCACCTTTGCAGTAGCGTAGGTGCCTATACCAGCATTAGCCATAGATGCTTGACGACGTGCAGCTGCAACCTGCTTTACCGCATCATTAGCGTTGGCTTGCATGATGACTTGATCGGCTGCAAACCCTGTCTTAATAGCGGTGTCATAGATATCGGTGACATTATCATTAACTGATTTAGCGCCAGTCAGAAAGCTACCAGACTGTACAGAGTTAAACTGCATAACATTTCCACACTATATAAATACATTGTACTTAGATAGAATGAATATAGTCTTGTAAATTGATGTTCTAGTTATGTCAAGAGCTGCTGAAAAGAGAGATATCAACAAGAATGGTATTGACGATAGGGAAGAGACACCTGAATCTAGGGAAGGTGCATCTACTTCAAGAGAAGGTGTAGATCAAACTCAAAGAGGACTGACCTATTTTGAACAGATGCAAAATCAAATCTTTGGCCGATCCGAGGATCCTAGTGACAGTCTTGGTCGTGATCTGAAGCTGGGATTTGCATATAACGCCTTAGGCAAAGGCCTCGACTATCAATTGACCAAAGGAATGGGTGAATTCCAGTCAGGACTGTACAAAGACAATGCTCTGTTTGGTGCAGATCTGGAACTGAGAAACCAACGTGATGCTCGATTGGATGAGTTTGGCTATGGCATGAGAGCTATGGACAAGCAGTTTGAATTGCAAGATGCCTACCAGAACCGTGAGTTCGGTAGAAACATTGGATACATGCAAGCTAGCGGTGAGCAGACTCGTAAGAACTACAGGGCACAAGGCGTTGAAGATCGTCTTGCAAGAATCACACAAGGTGAACAGGATCGCTTAGGCATGGCTGCACAAGGTGATCAGGACCGTAGAGGTTATAGAGTGCAGGGTGATGAACAAAGAAAGAATATCCGCACTACCGCTAAGGAAGGAAGAAAAACATACGAGTTCGAAGATCGGATTAATTCCAGAACTGAGCAAAGAGCTGAGGATAGATCGAACAGACTGGCTAGAGGATTCTGATGAATACAACACAATCTAAAACGGGTAAGGTCTATGTCACTTATGTAGATCAGTGGCTAGATACCTTACCTGCAGCGGAGTCTGAGGACTTCAGAGAATTTGCTGAGATAACTCCATCAGTCATTGAAATTTGGGTATATGCAGGAATCTTGAAATACCCAGGTACATTTAATGATATGGCCCGTTGGGTCAAGATGAAATTCAAGAAGCTCAATCGCCGTGAAATACTCAATAGCGAAATTGCTGCTCTCCACTCCGATATACAAGACCTACGTATGGCCATTACCTCGGGAGAGATCAAAGGGTCGGATGGTGCTGCTCGTCTGGCGTCTTTGGAAAAGGAACTGCGCTCGCATATTGAAACGTCTGATCGGATGAATAAGACTACAGACAAACGAGGTTTAATTCTCGCAGGTGCAGACCGTGTAATGCGGGAACTTACTGCGATCTTCAAGGATGATCCGCATTTTGCAGAACCTATTGATAATGCGATGAATGCGGTCTGGGCAAAGATCTACAGTGAGCTGAACTGATGTCTCTTAACCGCCCTGAGCTTAAAGAACTGCCTTCAATAGTAGATGTTGGTACGTCAGGCATTCGATTGGCAAACACCCTGCCAAAAGCATTGCCACCAATTGATGAAGCGGGTTCGGGCACTAAAGCACGTCAAATTGCTGATGCAGAACTAAAGCGTGATATAGGAATTGCATTCGCAGAATCTAAAGCAATGGCAGCACGCAGTAAAGCTATTCAACGAATCAAAGACCAAGCATACGAGAGAGAAGCTAAGAACTATGGTTTAAAACGTAGACGTTAAATATTAGTTAGACTTGGGGTAAAGGTCTAACTTATGGCAATACCAAGCGCTGCATTAGCTTATAAAAGATCAGCATTAATGACAGCGACCAAGGTAACTGTCAAAGCACCTAGCGAGGAGGTGTTAGAAGCAAGAGACGACTTTCAAGCGTTTTGTAAGTTTATGGGTAAAGCTCCAGCAAAGCATATGTTGGAGTGGCATGCAGAATTATGTACAGGGAAGGATAGCGAATGTCTATTAGGAATTGGAGGACCAAACACTGCGATCCTCGCACCCCGTGGATCTGCAAAAAGTACTGTCCTTGGTTTGTTTGCAGCCTGGATGATAGGCCGACATGCCGCTGCCAAGAAGATGCTGCGGATCTTATACATCGCCTACATGGTGGACATTAGCCGTGCAAAGTCAGCCACGATCAAGGGAATCCTTACAAGTACCAAATATCGGGAAGTATTTCCCATGGTTCGTTTATCGAAGATCAAACGTTCCGACGAATACTGGTCGATCGACTACGAGTTCGCAGGAATTGATACTGCAGGTGAAGAAGCGTTCACTATTGCGTGTGGTGGTCTCAAAGGTGCAATTACCTCAAAGCGATCCCAACTTGTTCTTATTGATGACCCTATCAAGTCAGCTGCTTCCATTAACAATCCAGATATTAGGAGAGAGATGGAAAGCACGTGGTCTAACGTTATTGCTCCGACCATGTTCCAAGGGGCACGGGCGATCTGTCTGGGCACGAGGTTTCACTTTGACGATATACACTCCACGCTATTTGTTCCAAAAAATAACTGGAAGCAGATTGTTCAACAAGCTGTTTTAACCGACGACGACGGTAAGCAAAGATCGTATTGGCCGGAGTTTTGGTCGATGAAATACCTGAATGAAAGAAAGCTAGAAGATCGAGTTGCCTTTGCGTACCAGTACTTAAACACAGCTGTTAGGTCAACTGATGTTGGTATCTCTCCTGAGCTGATTATTAAAGGCGAAGTGCCAGAGGATTATGACTGCTTAGGGGTAGGTATCGACCTGAGTGCAGGATTACGAGAAAAGAATGACTGGACGGTGATGACCCTGGGAGGCATCAAAGAAGGCAAAATTTACATGATCGATCAACGTCGTGCCCGCACCATGGGCAATCTCGAAAAGATGGACCTCCTCTGCGAGATGCTTGCAGACTGGAACATCCTTGCCGAAAACGACGAAGGTCAATTCTTTCCAACAATGTCGCCGTGCGTAATATGGCCTGAAGCCGTTGCTTATCAGAACTCATTTGAAGGTGATTTCAAAAGGGTAGTAATTGAACAACGTGCTTTATACAACTTGTCCGTCTCTCCTGTAAAAGGATTTAAAGGAGATAAATTAGCCAGATTAAGAGGCGTTCTAGGATTATATGAAAATAAGCGAGTGATCTGGAATAAGTGGCGAAAGTGGAATGTTTTAGAAGATGAGCTTTTGAACTTTGGTCACTCAGCACATGATGACGCAGTTGATTCGATGGTATTAACAATGGGTGGACTATTAAGAAGGGGTAATTTACAGATTGACTACAATAGTGATAGCTTTGATTTATAAATAACTAATGTCTAGAAAGGCTGGTAGCGAAGAATTTAAACGAGAATTAAGTCGAGCAGAACGCAACCGGCGAGCCCGTGAGGCAAAATCTAATAATCCTGAGACCGCCAAAGAAAGAGCTGATTTTGCAAGAAATCAACAAGAATATGATTTTGATTTAAGCGGGTATAGCGATAAAGAAATCTCTATGGCTCTTCAAGGTGAGAAATTTGGAATTGAGGACTATGAGCGCTTAACAGGTAAAGACTTCGATGGTTCTGAAGATAGCACTACCTCTCTTCCTCCTCAAGGTGGCGGTGGGCAAGCCACAGGCAATGTAAGCGGTGGTGAAAATTCGATTGTTTCCCCAATTTCACAAGACAATGATATTGCCATTGCTGGTGATAGCAATTCCGTAAATCAAGACAATTCGATCACTCAGACCATTGATAGCCGAGATCAGTCCGATAACAGACGCTATTACGGTGGAAGCAATCGAGTCTTTAACTATGGAGGTGCTGAGGATGGCGGTATTGGAATGAGCAAGCGTTTCTTAGATAAATTCATCAATAAGTCTGTTATTAACAATAGCAACGTTGTTGACTTTAGCGATTCTCAGATAGGTTCTTTTAACCCTGGCAAAAACCCTATTAGAGACATGAAAATCTTTGGGAACTAAATATATCTAACTTTTGTACAATAAAGACAGTTTTAATAGAGAAATAGCCGATGTCTAGAATGGCTGGGGATGGCAACATGGCCTCCTATGTTGATTATTTAAACAACTACGATCGTAAAGCACGTGGTGCTGGATCTAGCAGAGGCACAGATCGCTTTAGTGGTTTAGATATTCGCCACGTAAGAGACGCTGCTAGAGATTTTGGTGTAGACAAATATGATGCAGCGGACGAGATTCTTCGGTATGCCAGACAAAATGAAGATAAGACAAGAATGGGCGGAACAGCAAGAGCTGAATTAGATAAATTGAGAGCTCTGCTTAAGGACCGTCCTCAAGATGATCCCAAGGATGATACAGATACTGATACCGATACTGATACTGATACCGGTGCTGATACGTCTGAACCTGGACAAGGTGGCGGTGGTCAGCAAACCGGCAACGTGACTGGTGGAAACAACTCCATTACTTCACCCATTTCACAAGACAATGACATCGGCATTGACGGAAATAACAATCAAGTAAATCAAGATAACTCTATTAACCAGACAATTGACAGTAGAGATCAGTCTGACAACCGTCGCTATTACGGTGGAAGCAGCCGCATCTTCAATTACAAGGGCGGTAAGGGTGAAAGCAAACTGTATGACAGCCCCGTAAGCATGGCAACAATGGGTGGTTTCTATGACACGGATGACAGCCCCGCCGCTGCAGCCAAGTTCATGGATATGTACATTGATTCGAACATTCTGAATCAGAAGGATATCCGTAAGGACTATGACAAGTACAAGATCACTGATTACGGCCCGAACGATCCCAACAGAATCCCTGAACTGGAAGGACGTTTAGACAGATCCATTAAAGCTTCACGTGATCGTGCCAAGAAACAGGAGTTGGCCATGTTCGGTAAAGATCCATTCGCCGGAACCTTCAACCTGCCTCAACTTCCTGAACCAATGGTAGATAACACAAAAGATATCTACGAAGACGCAATTGATCGGATCAAAGACGTTTAAACTAGTAGTAGTTAAAGGCAAATAATATGGCAAACAGTGCCGTTAAAGGTGAGTTTCAGCAAATCCTCTTAGCAGCAAAAGAGCGGCGAGGGGATTTGTCTGTAGACACAATGATTGTGTCTTCTCACCTTGCTCAAATGCGGACATTTATGTTGCGTAGAGGGATTGAGTTCTTCTCTGAGCAAGATTCATATGGAAAGCGTAGAGATTTTCTAGCACGTGTTGTAGAAGAGAACATGCTGGAGATGAAATACGACAGTATTGTCGATTATTTCCTGTGTGATGGACAAGGTCTGTTCTATTTCAGACCGTCTGGTGAAAGTTACCAGATTTTGTACTTCCCTCAAGACAGCTATCGTGCATATCGTGACCAGACTGGCGAACTTGAGTCCGTAGTCCTGGTCTATTCGTTTAATGTCCAGCAAACCCATGGATTAGCGGACAACTATCCTTCTGCAAACGGTAAATCCGGTAAAAAGAAGTGGATCCAGCTCAAGGTCTACAAAGATCGTATTGAACAGACCATTTCAGACGAAAAGATCGAGTTTGCTAACGAGATGGGCGCTATGCCCATGGGTAACCCTGGACAAACTGAGGTATTGACCAACAGCTTGGGCTTTATCCCTGCAGTTGAAGTGTTTAATCACATGGATTGCACTGGAGAGGCCACAGGCAACGGTGAATTCGATTGGTTGGCACACCAAATCCTGTATCACGATGAACTGGTGCGGAATATCCGTAAGAACATGAAGTTCTTCGGAAACCCCACTCTTATCTCCAGCAGACCTAAGCATGACATCGTTGATAGTGGTGATGAGAACTCTTTCCGTCCCACAATCAGCTCTCAAGCTGGCTTTGCACCGATTGGAGCATCCCCCAGGTCAAGTACTCGGGTAAGTCAGCCATTTGGCGGCGCTTCCCTTGATGGTCAGATCAAAGTTCCTCGTGTGATCGCGAACCTTGAGCCAACTGACCGCGTTGGATACATGACACCTGACAGTGTGTCTGGCGACCAAAACCTGTACGTCAAGCAGTACCGATCTGAGATTCGTCTAGCACTGGGCGGTGTGGATGACATTGATATCAATACAGCTGCTACCGCATATGAGATTAAAACTCTGTATGGACGTGTTGCTGCCACTGCAGAAAAGAAAGCAAGGTCACTGTTCACCTATGGACTGTGCCGATTATTTGCAATGATGATTTACGCTGAAGAGCGTAATTTCAGAGAATCATTTGCAGCCGCTATTGGGCTTGAAGAGCCAATGCTGCCTCTCCCCGAAGAATATCAAGACGAGGAGATGTATAAGAAAGCTGCTGAGAAATATAAGAAGGACTATCGCAAATTCGTCGAAAAACGTGATGACGAGATGCGTGCTAGACTAGATTCAGGTGAGATACCTCCTGGTGTCACTGGCCTCATCCCCGATGGCTCAACAAAAGTCAGCTGGAGATGGATGGGCGAAGTCTTTGAAGAAAGCACTGAAGACATTCTGAATAACAGTATTGTCGTTCGCAACCTTCAAGAATTAGGAGTTGATTCTATTGAAGCTCTTAAATACCTCTTCCCCGGAAAAACTGACGAAGAAAGGGCCGCAATGCTAAGCGGATTTCCGTTCAGGATGGTCCAGCAAACCCAAAGCAGTATTAACAGCTTTATCAGTCTTCTCGGTAGTTTCTATCAATTACCGCACCCACAAATGCCAGACATGCCTCTGGCATCTGACCCGAACCTTGATATGACAGGGTTCTTATATCGATCTTTAGAATTCTTACGTAAGGAGTTAAGTTACAGTGGAAGTTACAAGCCAGGCGACAGCAGCAGCACCCCAGACGAGCTCAGCAGCGCCGACCAATTACGTGCCGTCCGCGGCCAGCCAGTACGCGACGAGCGCACCCCAGACCTCCCAGGTATCACCGGCCCAATCGGTGGCACCGCAGGCTCCGGCTTACCAGGCACCGGCCCAGGCCCCGCAGCCTTCGGCACCTCAGGCCAATCCATGGCAGCAGGCGTTTCAGGCTCTGAGCGCAAGCCTGAATACGTCCAACCCCTCCCAGGCCCAGGTTTCACCCTCGGCTTACCAAACGACGCCAACCCCGCAGGCAACTACACAACCCAGCTGGGCTTCAATGGCGCAATCGGTAGCCCCGACTTCGCAGCCCCAAGCTTCAACCCAGGCGTTTTCGGAAGCAGAGGTCAGCCAGCTGGTGCAGCAGGCGGCTCAGCAAGGAGCAAGTCAGGCTCAAGATCAGTATCTAAGCGGAATCAGCAACGAAAGTCTTGAGGTTCTTGAGCACTTCGGTGCTGAAGCCCCTGCTCTCCTGAACACCTATGCCTGTGCCGTTGAAGACGCTCTGATTGAGCAGGTCCACCGTGGTAACGAT